TACAACAGGTCAGCAAAACTCTGCTTTTGGGCAAGATTCACTATTTTCTAATACGACAGGTTCTTACAACGTAGCATTAGGCAAGTCCGCACTACTATCCAACACCACCGCATCCGAAAACACTGCTATTGGATATAATGCTATGGGGGCTAACACGACAGGTTCACCAAACGTAGCTGTGGGAAGTAATGCACTTGCAGATAACACTACTGGTGGTTCTCTTGTTGCGATAGGTAGAGAAGCTTTAGCTAATAATACAACAGCACATGATAATGTAGCAGTTGGTAAGCACGCTTTAAGAATAAATACCACTGGTTCTGAAAACACTGCCGTTGGTAAAGATGCACTAAATAACAATACTACTGGAGGTCAAAACAGTGCGCTAGGCACAGACGCATTACAAGCAAACACTACAGGAATAAGAAACACTGCTCTGGGTTGGAATGCTTTACTTAAGAATACAACAGCACAAGGTAATACAGCAGTTGGAGCATACGCTGGAGACAGTACTACAACTGGTGCAAACAATACCTTTATTGGTTACGATACAGCCCCTGCAAATACAACAGGAGCAGCTAATACTTCTTTAGGTGCGGGTTCTTTGCATTCAAATAGTACTGGAGCTGAAAACACTGCCGTTGGGTATCAGGCTATGTATGAGAACACTACAGGTGGGGAAAACACTGCGGTTGGTAGGTCTGCGTTGTATGCTAACACTACAGGTGCTGAACTCGTAGCGAGTGGTTCAGGCGCTTTAGGATACAATACTACTGGTAATTTTAATACTGCTCATGGCTATCGTTCATTATTTTTTAACACCACCGCAAGTAACAACACCGCAGTTGGTCATCAATCTATGTACTTCAATACTACAGGAGATAACAACACAGCGGTTGGGTATAAGGCTGGTTATAGTAATACGTCAGGGTATCAAAACGTATTTGTAGGGCGAGCCTCTGGTGCAGGTAATACTACAGGTCGAGTAAACTCTTTCTTTGGTGATGATTCTGGTCAAGCTAATACTACAGGAATCTACAACACATATATTGGACAATCTGCTGGCTACAATATGACAACAGGCTCCAAGAACACCATTATTGGACGCTTCTACGGCAACCAAGACAGCATAGACATCCGCACAGCTTCAAACCGCATCGTGATTTCCGATGGAGATGGTAATGTTGGGTTGTATATGGATAATAACTCCCAAGCATTTTTTGGTGACATGACTAGGCAAACCGATGGAGCTAACTTAAACGTAAATGCTACTGGCAGTGCAATGGCGGCTAATTTTTATCAAGACAATAATGGCGATATTACTCTTGTTAAAATGAGACACGCTAGAGCAAACACTGGTAATTATGCAAACGCTACAATGATTCAATTTTGTAGAGACAACGGCACAGAAATTGGGTCGATTAAGGGCGTACAATCAAATGTGACCTATAACACCTCATCTGACCACCGCCTAAAAGAAAACGTAGTCTACGATTGGGACGCTACAACTAGACTGAAGCAACTCAAGCCAGCAAGGTTTAACTTTATTGCTGATGAAACAAACACTGTTGTTGACGGTTTCTTAGCTCACGAAGCACAAGCAGTTGTACCACAATCAGTACACGGAACACACAATGAAGTTAAAGTTTGGCAAGATGGCGAAGACTTACCAGATGGTGTTTCTGTTGGCGATAACAAGCTAGACGATGATGGTAACACAATCCCAGTAATGCAAGGCATAGATCACTCTACACTTGTACCACTATTAGTAAAAACAATCCAAGAGCTAGAGGCTCGTATTACAGCTTTAGAAGGAGCATAACCAATGGATGAATTAACAGCAGAACAAATCGCACAGAACTACTCAGCAATGGGTGACTCAGTTACACTTATCAATGACGTGATAGCAGGTAATGCTATGGCAGATGATGATGCAGAAGATCGACAAGACTGTGTGGATCGTAATACTCAGCACCTAGAACTAATGGTTGCTAAAGATTACTGGACAGATGAAAGTATGACAGCGGCTAATGCTGCTATTACTGCTGGCAATGGTTACACGGCTGAGTAGATGATCTTCGGTATATCACCTTTTTCAACTAGTCCTTTCTCTACTACGGCAGAGACACGCTTTGTAATACAGAGTGTTTCAGCTACAAGTACTGCAGGAAGTGTTACTGTTGTAGGTGAAGCCAATTTAGGCTTGACAGGTGTTACAGCTACTGGTAGCATCGGCTTAACAGTCGTCACTGCCAAGAGTGTTACACTTAGTGACTCTGTAACTGCTACAGGCTCTATAGGGACAACAATAGTAGCTGCAAACGCTAATGTAGTACCTTCAGGGGTTGACTCTCAAGGCAATATCGGTACAACTACAGTATTGGCAGATGCTAATACAAGCATCACTAGCCCAGCGCTTACAGGCACTGTAGGAACAGGCTCTAACATACAAGCTAAGGCTGTTGTTTTACCTGTAGGAGTAGCCGCTAATACTAATGCTGGTATACTTACAACTAAAACGTCTAACGTCTTTGAGATAACAGGTGTACCGCTAAACGTATTTGCTGGTAACTTTACAGTAACAACTGTACAGTTTGACTATGAAAGTCTTAAAGCAAGCTTCGACAGAAACCGTGTTGTGTTTATAGCCCCAACCAATCAAGGCTACAGCATTAACATTCCAGCAGACCCCAATAACAGAACAGTACTAATTGAAGCAATGGACACAGATAGAGTTGTACGTATTGCAGCATAAGGGATTACAATAATGTCATACAAATGGCCTGATAAAGATAAAGATGAAATACTAGACTACAGCATAGATTGGTCACGCTTCTTAGGTGATGATACTATATCAGGTGTTACATGGTTTATAGATGATTCTGACGGTACTAAGACCCTGATAGATGCAGGTGAAGTTGTTAATAATCTACAGATGGTACAAAAGACTAATACACTCACCGTAGCAACAATACGTTTATCTCTTGGCACTAATAACGTTAGATACAGAGTTACATGTAAGATCACTACAGTAGAAGGCTTACAATATGAGCGTTCAGTATTTGTACGTGTTAAGGAGAAATAAGAATGGCCTATGACTTTATCGGGTTAGTTAATGATGTTAACAGAAGGCTTAACGAAGTAGAACTAACTACATCTAACTTTGCTACAGCACAGGGTTACTACAACCTTACCAAAGATGCTGTTAATGCTTCTATAAGACACATACACCAAGAAGAGTTTGAGTGGCCTTGGAATCACGCAGAAGAGACAGAAGTTCTAACTGCAGGTGAGGTACGTTACAGTATGCCTTACGACAGTAAGACTATTAATATGAATAGTTTTAGGCTAAAACGTGATGATAGTCTTAACGTAGCTACTAAGCGTCTTAAAGTGTTGAATTATGAAGAATATCTTGACAAACACGCAGATGTAGAGTATAACTCTAGCTCAGATGTAAGAAGTGTACCACAGTATGTTGTACGTGCGCCAAGTAAAGAATTACTGTTTGTACCATCCCCAGATAAAGCCTATGAAGTAATATATGAGTATTACACTAATGGTGTTGATATGGAGAAGGCATCAGACGTTGCTTCTATACCAGAGTCATACAGACATATAATAGTAGATGGTGCTATGTATTATGCTTATGTATTTAGGGGTGACACTCAATCTGCACAGCTATCACAAGGCAAGTTTAAGGATGGTATTAAGAGTATGAGATCTTTAAACATTAACCGTACAGAATACCTAAGAGATAGACGAGTTCATTACTGATGGCTACTAATTGGCAGACATTTCCTATTGAGTTTAAGGGTGGCCTCATCTCTAATCTCAGCCCTCTACAACAGGGTGCTAATGCTGTTGGTTCTGCTACTATACTGCAGAACTTTGAGCCAGCTAGGTCTGGTGGTTACACTAAAGTATTAGGCTATACAAAAGCAACAAACAACATTGTACCAGGAACAGGTCGTGTACTTGGTGTTAAAGTAGCTAACATTGGAGAGTATATAGCAGCTAGAAGTGATGGAGCTTCTACACCTAAAACTGAATACCATAGATCTTCTGGTGGTACTTGGTCTTCACTAGGTAAGGCAGCACTCTTAGGCGGTAAGATCCGTAGTGCTGAGTATAACTTTGGAGCAGGTGACTTCATTATAATGGTAGACGGTTCTAACTACCCAGCGCTGTTTAATGATACAGCTAATAGTCTATCGTTTATCTCTTCTCTGTCAGACTTACAGGGTGCAGAACAGGTAGCAGTGTTTAAGACTACAGTGTTCTTCTCTAAGGGTTCTAACTTATACTTCTCAGCACCTTCAGATTCAGGTGACTTTAGTGCCGCTAATGGTGGTGGTGTTATAAACGTAAGCCATGACATTACTGGCCTTATTGCTTTCCGTGATCAGCTTATCGTATTTAGTAGAAACAACATACAACGTCTCTCTGGTACAACTCTAGCTGACTTTCAGTTAAATCCTATCACAGAAGGCATTGGTTGTTTAGACCCTGATACGATACAAGAGGTTGGTGGTGACATTATGTATATGTCTCCTGATGGTATTAGACTCTTAGGTGCTACAGACAGAATTGGTGACTTCTCACTTGAAGTTGCTTCTGACCCAATAGCTGATGACGTTTATAAGTTTGCTCAGAGTACATCTAACTTCTGCTCTATTGTTATACGTGAGAAAGCACAGTATCGTATCTTTGGCTATACACAGTCAGAACAAAAGAAAGTTGCTCGTGGATTACTCGTAACTAAGTTCTCTAACCAAGGTGCAGCTAACTTAGCATGGGGTGAGACATCAGGTATAAAAGCATTTGTAGCAGACTCTAAATATACAGAGTATTCAGAGACTATTATATTTGGTAACGAAGATGGTTATGTATATAAGATGGAGACAGGCTATACCTTTGATGGAGAAAACATTGAAGCTATATATGAATCACCATACATGCCTATATCAGATCCACAGATACGTAAAACTTTTTATAAGCTAACTACATATATTGACCCTAAAGGTTCATTCAACATAGACTTATCACTAAAGTATGACTTTACTCGCTCTAACAACCAGAACTTGATACAACCTGCAGCAACCACCATTACAAGTACAGGTGTCTTTGCGGCTATATATGGAGCAGTTACTTCCTTGTACGGCACAGCTATATTTGGTGGTGAGCTAGATAAAGTTTATCAGAACCAGATTATAGGATCAGGTAAGACTATATCAATACGTATAGAAGACAACACAACTAACCCAG